ATATTATGTACTCAGTTTCCAATACCGGACTTGCTACTGAAATTAACTGCTGTGGCGGAATAGCGCCTCAAGAGGGGATTGAAATAACCTCGGCGGCCGCACTCTCTACAGGCTCCAATCCCCTTACCTTTAACACCAATGGCAATGTGGTTAGTCACTGGTATATGACAATAGGCAATGCGCCAGGAGCGACTACTTATGCCACGTCCGCTGTCTTTACCGGCGCTACGCTTGACGGTACGGCGGGTGCAGGTATAAGCGTTACCACGAATGCGTTTACTGGCTCCTATACATTTGCGGATTCTGGTGCGGCTAGCTACTACCTAACGCTTTATTATAAGTATGGGGCTAGCTCTACCTACAAAAGCATTGCACAGGTAATAGTTATCTCATGATGCTATAATTAGCTAACCAATGTTGGTATTGCTAAAGGTGTAGTTGCATGGAATTGTCAGTTGAACCACGTTTTGTTTTGTCGGACGAAGAGTACAAACACGCACGATCTAATCGTGTAGCCCTGCATGGATATCTGGATGAAGCCTTTGTCGCTGGCTGTCATTACAATGGACCAACTGCGCCGGTAGAAAATGTTGAGCCCAACGCCATGCCGGTGGCGGCTGGAGGGGTTGCCTACACTCTGCCATTGATTGATGTTGATTCGTGGATAGATTGGGATGATATGAAGCTGGACAAGCCGAAAGATCCGATCAATCTGTTTCGTCTTGCGTGTATGCCGGTGAGTACCTCTGAGAGTGCCAAATTTGAGAAGATGCTGGTTAATGCAGTGAGATACGCGGCGGCTAACTTTAGCGGGTGAACTATGGCACGACACAAGCGAACACAACCTAACATTGATCTGGTTATTCAGTTCGCATCTGTTGGGCAGCCTCAAGAGAATATAGCCCGATGCCTGGGTATAACAGCCAAGACATTACGGGCTAATTATCGTCACGAGCTGGACACTGCCAAAACAACGGCGGTGGCAGCGATGGGCGGCAAGCTCTATGAACTGGGCATGGAGGGTAACGTTCAGGCCATTATTTTCTACCTCAAGGCGCAAGGGGCATGGAACGACAGGCCGGAGCAGACGGTCAATGTGAACCACAAGACAGACCTTCCCTCCCTGATGGCGCAAGGCCGGCAACGTGCGCTTGAGGCATCGATCATTGACATGGAGCCTGATGATGTTGAGAACGTAGAAGAGAGCGATGTCCACACCATTAACTAGCGAAGAGGCGGACTTAATAACCGATATCTCGCGCTTCTATACCTCTCCGCTTGAATATGCGATGTATGTTTGGCCGTGGGGTCAGGTCGGCAGCAGGCTAGAGCGCTTTGATGGTCCTGATACATGGCAGCGTGATTGCATGTTGCGTATCCAGCATGAGATAGAGAAAGACCCTGAAGGATTCCAGATTCGTGAGGCGTTCGCATCAGGTCATGGAGTGGGCAAGGGTGCGCTATCGGCGATGATTACTCACTGGTTCCAGGCAACACGATACAAGCCAGCAGGGGTTACAACCGCCAATACCCAAACACAGCTACGGGGTAAGACATGGAGAGAGCTTGCCCTATGGAATAACGATGCCATCAACTCCCACTGGTTTAACTGGACAGCTACACGGTTTATGCGAGTGGGTTCAGAGCAGGACTGGTTTCAGGATGCTGTACCCAATTCGGAGCACAATTCCCAGTCATTTGCCGGATTGCATGGCAGTGAAGTGCTCGTTATATTCGACGAGGCATGTCATGACGATATTACTGAGGTGATGACCAATACTGGATGGCAATTGTTCAAGGATTTAGACGGCACTGAACAGTTATTGACGATGGATCGTGATACCCATGAAGCCTTCCACAAAACACCGTCGAAAATATTCAAATCATATCGTGACGGCCCTATGTACCACTATCAGGATGAGCGTGGGGCTGACTTTTGCGTGACGCCAAACCATTCTTTCTACCATCAAACGTATTCACACCGTAGAGAGAACCTACGAAGTGATTGGAAGGACACGCAAATACAGCATTTATCCAAGGCTAATCACTTCATACCCAGAGGGATTGACTGGAGCAAAGAGGGCGCAAAAACAGTTGTTATTCCTGCCTTTTCTGGCGTTCGGAAGCAGTACGGCGCTTTAGATCTTGATGCTGATTTAATGATGGAGCTAATGGGGTGGTATTACAGCGAAGGGCACACGATTAATTCCAAGATGAAGGAGCATATCCATGTTGGATCTATTGGGATATCAAACACCGATCCTGACGTTATAAGTCGGATTGTTGATATATGTGATCTATTAGAGCTGCCTACAAGCGTTCATAAATCTGGCTATGGTAATTGCAAGGCTGTTCATGTCCGATCGCAAGCTTTGGCTCAATATCTTTATAGCCACGGCGCTGATTGTCTGACAAAACGAATACCTCAATTTGTCAGGGATGCTGGGAAACGACAAATCAACATCTTTCTTGACGCTTTCGTTGCTGGCGATGGGCATAACCGGCTTGGAAAGCGAGACATACTTTATACATCCTGCGAAGCTCTTGCCTCTGACCTCCAAGAGTTATGCTTGAAGGGCGGGAGCATGAGCACAGTAACGAGACGAGAATTAGAGGGCAAGCCGATTGAGCTCTCTACACACACGGCTACATCAAGCTGTGATGGATACATCGTTTCGAGAGTGTATAAAGTAACGGATCTATGCTTTTATCAAGACAAAGCCAAGATTATTGATTACAAAGGGATGGTCTATTGCGCTGAAATACCAGACCAACACTTGCTTTATACACGGCGCAATGGCAAAGCTATGTGGTCTGGGAACAGTACCATTCCTCAGTCGATATTCGAGGTAACGGAAGGGGCGTTTACCACACCGCGCAATATCTGGATGTGTCTGGGCAATCCCACTGAGAATACAGGGCCGTTTCGTGAGCTATTCGGCAAGCACAGGAGATACTGGAATACCACACACATTGACTCGCGCAAGGCGAAACTTGCGACACTACAACCATCGAACATTGAACGCTTCGAGCGCTGGAAAGACCAATATGGGGAGGACTCGGACTTCTACCGAGTACGTGTCAAGGGAGAGTTCCCAGCTCAGGCATCAACACAGTTCATATCTAGGAAGGTGGTTGCTGATGCACAGGCAAGAAGTCACTATCCTGAGCGTGATGCGCCTAAGATACTGGCTGCTGACATAGCCCGATACGGGGATGATTCCTCTGTTATAGCCCGGGTTCAAGGCAGAAAGCTCTATCCGCTGGAGGAGCTGCACAAGCAGGACACCATGACAACGGCTGCATGGATAGCATCGGCAATCAACAACTACAACCCTGATATGACACTGGTTGACGGAGTGGGTATTGGTGCTGGGGTGGTCGATCGGCTTCGACAGCTAGGGTTCACGATCATCGAGGTTAATGGTGGTTCTCGACCGTCTGAGGCTTATGCGGACAAGGTGATCAACCTTCGTACCGAGATGTGGTCCATTATGCGTGATTGGCTTGAGACGGCTGATATTCCAGAGGATGACAAGCAGTTGTTTGATGATCTGACGCAGCTTACCTTCTCACACTCACGAACAAACATGAAGATGCAGCTCGAATCCAAGGAGGATGCCAAGTCACGCGGCATTGCGAGCCCCGACAGAGCAGATGCCCTATCCATGTGTTTCGCATACGAGTACGGTATGCAGATGGAACACAGCTACTTTGAGCCGGAGACGTATGCGGACTATTAACCAGGTGCCGACAGCAGACATCAAGGTCGTATCACCTGCGATCGTCGATGATGCGGATATGGTTGCATTGTCCGATGTGATTAATACGGTCCTCAAGGAAGCAAAGGGGCAGTCCCATGTTCGGGTCGATAAACTATTAGCGAGATTGAGAAATGGCAAAAACATTCTTTCTGGATGAGGCAATGAGCGCCGTAGACTCCTCTTTGTACGTTATTGAGCCCACCTATTCGTTTTCCAGTGGTCGCTCGTTCGTGGGCGAGAATCAGATGCCAGAGCCGCCAATTCCAGCAAAGGTGCGTAATCGGTCAGATGTTGCTATATTAGACAAGAATGGGATAGAAATCGAGAGTAAGCGGCAATGAGTGGGCTAATACGACACGCCAATGTGAATGAATCGGCTGTGTGGGCGCTGTGCTTAACCTGCTTCGATGTTCTTGAAAAAGAATACCCTTTCTATGACTGGCATGTCCAGCCCAGTGAGGACTTTTCGATGATCATTGTCCGATTGCTGGCAGAAGATGTGGGTCAGAATTATGGCGTTCAGCTCAAGACCCAGGACTGCGATCACTTTACCACGCAGCGCAAACTACTCAAACACCATGCAGGATCGATGCTGGAGCAGTACGGAATGGCACGAGACAAGAAAACTCAAAGTGCCGACATCAAGCTCAAGCGTGATACACGCGGCCAGATAAAGCCACAATTATGAGAAATGCCAGCGCAGAAGGGCTCAGTGATAATTTTGAGGATGGCACCTACATTGATGATCAGAAAGGTCATGATCTGAATGAGCCTGATGAGATGTTGCAACTGGCTCGTGAGATCATGTCTGATTCAGAGAGTTATCTGGACGTATCTCACAGACGACAGATTGAGAAGAACTTAGCGAATCACCAGTCTCGACACCCTGCTGGCAGTAAGTATCAAAGTGCATCCTACAAGCACCGTTCCAAGCTATTCATGCCTAAAACCAAGGCAGTTGAGCAACGCACATCGGCAGCAGTATCAGCGGCATTCTTTAGCACGAACAAGGTCACTGACATTAAATCTGCCAATAGCAAGGATTCGATGGCTATTGCGGCCGCCGACCTATGGCACCATATACTCGAATATCGGTTCAAGAATACGATGCCCTGGTACTTGACTGTGCTCGGGGCTGCTCAGGATGCGTTTGTGCAGGGTGTGTGCTGCTCTCACCAATACTGGGACTTTCGTGAGGATGAGGATGGCGACATCATAGCCGACACTCCTCGTGTTGATAACATCCCTCTTGAGTACCTTCGATGGTCGCCAGCGGCTGACTGGAAAGATCCTGTCAATACCTCGCCCTACCTACAGCACATAATCCCCATGTCGGTCATGGATATTCGGGCCAAGATGGAAGGGGATAGCCCTGAGTGGAATGAGGTGTCGGTGTCCCAGATACAAGCCTCCTCGCCAACTGACATCACTCGCAAATCCCGAGAGTGGAATCAGGCTGAATCCCAGGAAGCTGACACGATTGATCTGCATCAAATCTGCATTGTGAACAAGATCATATTCAACCGTAAAGGGGTCGATTGGGTGATGTTTGTGCTCGGTGAGTCCTACATATTGGCTGATCCTATCAAGTTGAAGGACAAACAGCCTGATTCGAGGCGCTACTATGTGGTTGGGGTGATGACGCTTGAATCCCACAAATCGATACCGCAATCACAGGTTCAATTGATGGAAGCTCTACAGGCTGATGTTAATGAGATCACCAACACCCGTAAAGACAATGTAGCCCTGGCTCTGAACAAGCGATTTCTAGTACGACGCCGTGGCAAGGTCGATTTGCCTGCTTTGCTGCGAAATGTGCCTGGTGGGTCCGTTATGGTCAACGAGCACGACGATGTACAGGAAATGCAGGTATCCGATGTCACTGGTTCGAGCTATAAGGAACAGGAATTTAGCAATGCAGGGTTTGATGAGATAGCAGGTTCGTTCTCACCCTCCTCTGTGAACACCAATCGACGCATGGGCGAGACGGCAGCAGGGATGGAATTGCTCGCAGCGGACTCCAATATCATGACTGAATACCATATTGAGCTGTTTGCAGAGACGTGGATGCAGCCGGTATTGCGTCAATTACTGGCATTAGAGCAGGCGTATGAGGACGATTTCAGCGTTTATGGTCGTGCTGCACAGGAAGCAGGGCTCCAAAATCAGGGTATTGAGGAGTTCAGCATAGAAGATATGGCAAAAACAGAGCTTAAACTGATCGTCTCAGTAGGGGTAGATGCAACGAATCCTGCCCGTAAGATGCAGCGTTTCACCAATGGCATTACGATGGGGGCTCAACTGGGCGCGCCGATCGACCCTATAAAGGTCTTTACCGAGTCAATGGGCATATTAGGGTTTCCTGCTGGTGATATGTTCCTCCAGGCACCTGACCAGCAAGGCCAGCCGGATCCAGAACAGCAGATGGCACAGGCTCAGATGGAGATGGACAATCAGCGATTACAGCTCGATATGCAGAAAATGCAGTTCGACATGGAGAAATTCACGCAGAAGCTGCAATTTGACACCAGTAAAACCCAGTCAGATCACAAAATACGCCGTGATATTGCCGAGGAGAAGTCAGAGACAGACATTGGTGTTGCGCTGATTAAGGACAAAACAACCCGTGAAATCGCGCTATTACAGGCCGATACAGCCAATCAACAGAGTCTAGCTAACAGTGAATGAGAAAGACCTTATCGATGAGTTCGAGCAATTCCAGGAAATGGGAATCTACACGCTATTGTGTACATTCGCAGCCGAGGATGAGGCAGAGGCTATCGAGAACCTGATTAAGTATTCTGAGAATAACGAGAAATTCCGAATCACTATTGCACGATGCAGGTACTTCAACCAATGGGCGCTAGGATTGAAAGATGCGCTTACCGAAGCAAACACTTATAATGAACCACCCGAGTAGAATATGTCCACCATTCCAGGCGATATAGAGCAAGAACAGCTAGATAAAGAAGCATCCACTATCAAGGATGCTGAAGTGCTACACGAATCTGTCGAAACACAGGATCTTGCTGAGGTGGCAGAACCGACGACAGAGGCAGAAGAAAGGGCCGTACCAGAACCATCGATCGACCCACGACAAGAACGATTAGAAGCCATTGCTCGAAAAGCAAAGGAAAATGATATACCCGTAGTTGAAGAAGAAGAACAGCTTGAAATACCCCTACCTATCTGGCGGGATGATTCAGGTGTATTAATGACACATGCCAAGGTCAACGGCTCCCAAGTTAATATACCGTATGATGAGGTCATCGCGGGATATCAGAAGAAGGAATCCGCTGATCAGAAATTCAGGGACGCAGCATCCTTGAGGCAAGAGAACGAAATGCTGAAGGCTCAGATAGCGCAGAGCCGAACCCAACCATCTCATGACGTTGGGGTATCAGTCCCACCCTCGGGCGGACAACAAGGCATCACAGCCGAGACGTTCAATAGAGCGATCCTTGATGGTGATGAACAGGCGTATCAGCAAGTATTATCCAAGATCAATCAACCTCCTGTAGACCAGGCGCAGATCATTGCTGAAATGAGACGTGTAATGCAAGAAGAACAGCAGCAGCTTGAGATTCAATCTGTTTTGGCATCGGCATCGACAAGCGACCCGATCTACAAGACTATTCTCAACGATCAGGCTTTCAAGACAGTAGCGAATGAATACACAATACAGCTACAGTACGATGAGCCACATTTAAGCGCCGGTGAGAATATCGCCAAGGCGTTGAAGATGACTGCTGAGAAACTTAATTTACGTGCCAACCCCCTTGCACAGCGTAGTGCGAACAAGCGATTACACGCGCAGTCAAATGTGCAGGGTAATGCTTCTCGCCAACCATTATCGGCACCAGAAAGGATTCCGCTAACGCCGAAAATGATCCGCGCCCAGATGCGAGCGTCGCGTCCAGGTTAGATACTCATACGATATAGGATGTAAATAATCATGCCAGTAACAGTATCCGGCTCACAAGCCGTCGCAAAAGGTCAGTTATGGGAAGCCTACGAGACAGGCGGCTTCATGTACTCGGACAATCTTTCAAACTTTCTACGCACACAGGTGCAGGCGCGTTGTCGCTTTCGCCAGTTTGCCGAACTACCGGAGCAATCTGCCTCCACTGCCAAGGGTAAGGGTGAGCTATTCACCTGGAACGTCTACAGCGATATTGTTACCGCTGCTGCTGCACTGACTGAACAGGTCGCTATTCCGACATCTCGATTGACGGTCAGCCAAGGTTCGTGCGTGGTGACTGAATACGGTATTGCGGTCCCTTATGCCGGCAAGCTCGATGATCTATCGCAGCATCCGGTTAAAGAGATCATCAAAAAAGCGTTAGAGCGTAGTGCTGCTCAGACACTTGATACCAGGGCGTACACCGCATTTGATGCAACTGATCTGACGGTTGTACCTTCCTCTGCAACAGCGCTTAGCGCTATTAACGAGACGGGTACGCCTGCCCAGGAAAACAACTTTTCGATGACAGCGCGCCATGTTCGTGAGATGGCTATTCGTATGCGAGAGCGCGATATACCCTCTCATGCACACGGTGATTACTACTGTATTGCTCGCCCTGCGACATTCCGTACCGTTGAGACTGATCTGGAGAGTATCCAGCAGTACACCGATATTGGATTCAGCCGTGTGACTAATGGTGAGAAAGGCCGTTATGCCGGTGTTCGTTTTGTTGAGCAGACTAATCAGGCTGACAAGGCATGGACCAATGGCCTATCTGATGAGGCTTTCTTTTTCGGTGAAGATCCAGTGGTTGAATGCTGTGTTGTACCCGAGGAGATTCGCGGCAAGATCCCTGATGACTACGGACGTGGCAAGGGTGTTGCCTGGTATTACATCGGTGAATTTGCGGCAGCCCGAACACTGGATGCTGATCTTCGCGTTGTTAAATGGGCGTCTAGCACTCCTTAATCGGAGCAGCTTTTTACTGAGAGATAAACATGAAAGAAGATAACAAGTCAGACACACGCTCTACGGGCTCACCTGGCAATACATCGTCAGTTGGCGTGGTAGATGGACTATCCAGCCATTCGCAAATCAAAGCCTCTACGGGTGATATGGGGATGGCGTCTGGTCAGGGTGATCGGCCAATGGCTCGAAGTCGTTCAAAGGCTTCCCATAACGGCAAGCACTCTACCTTCCGATAAGTCATACAGGGGTGGGGAGACTCACCCCTTTTTGGAGATATCATGACTACCAAGACTGAATCATACGGCCAGAATATCCACACCTACGCAACAGATGCCAATAGTGATGGGACTGGCGGGACGGTGCAAAATGGTCTAGCGAGCAAAGAGACTATGTATTCTCGGGTAACGAACTATCAAGGCTCTCGCGAGGAAACACACGAGGACGAGGGATATATCGACAAAAGCTATAATCCGAGTGCCAAATGACATACCTTGAGATGTGCCAAGCTGTTGCTTCAAGAGCTGGCTTATCGGGTACGGGCGCATCAACGGCATGGCCTACGGGTGTTACTGGTCAAGTCGGTCGGCTTGAGCTGGTAGTCGGCTATGTCGATGAGGCATCGCGTGAGATAGAGTCCTTGTATAACGACTGGACGTTCATGCGCCGTGAGATGGATTTCGAGATTGCAGCCAATACCACATCGTTCAACCCTGTTACAACACAAGCCAATGTAGAGCGGATTAACCAGCTTGCGATGAGTGCGCGAGATGACGATGATCGTAATCTTGTAAAGACAGTTCCCTGGTCGATTGAGCGGCTTAATCGAGTGATCAATTATGAGTTCACCGACGATCTGCCTGCTTCTGCATCGATTGATCATGGAGGTATTGTTCATTTCAATCCTGCCTCTACCCGTAATTTCATCCTTCGAGCAGAGGTCACACTGACACCCTTTACTATGACCGCTAATACGTCGGTGCCTTATATTCCGGCGGCCTACCATCATGCGATTATTCACAGGGCTCTGATGTTTGTTTTTGATGAGGAGGAGGCTGAGTTCTCACGGCAGGCTAGCGAGGTACGTTATAACGAATGGCTGCTCAGACTAGAGGAGCGTTTCTTGCCTGGCAACAGTCATCGTCAGACCCAAACCGCTGAAGCACCCCTGGACATGATCACGATATGACTGATCAGATTGCTGTCATACCCCTTGAGGGTGGCGTTAATGAGACTAGGGGCGATGCACGTATAGCGCCTGGCAGGGTACGTCGATCACGCAATTATTCAGTCCGAGCACAAGGGGGTTATGAATGGATTCGTGGCGCGACTCGATGGGATGGCTTTAACAATGCTATTCGTATGGAGGCATTGCAGGTTGTTGTCGTTGATACGCTAACCAGCATGGTCCAAAATGTCATTTATACCTCTGAGTTCGGCGTTGAGTATAAGTACATTGGTGACATATCGGGTGGTGGTGGCCGGATGGTGCTCGTTGAGAAGGTTCGGGCCAGTGATCAATTTACTGTTCTTGAGGATTTCCAGGTACTGCCTGTAGCTCGTGCTGATGTGATCCCGTATGAGATTAATCCAAGCCCAGCTCAGTTCTCTGAACTGCTTGATATTCTAGCAACCTATGCGCCAGAGGGTGCGGCGATGGCTACAACGGGTGAGATAGTGAGATTGCACAGTTTGGCAGGCACCGGCCCTACGGCCTCAAACTACATGGCTGCGATAAAGATACAGGACGGCACTAATACAGCAACCTTGTATTACACAGAACATGAATCTACGGGCGGCTGGACAACAGGGAACAGCATTCCTATCCCTTCCAACAGAGTGGGTATGCACTGGGGTACTTACGATTATAAGTTCGCATCGGCTGTTTTCACCACTATAGCGGCGGCTGATCCATCGCTAGAGCACTTTCTATTTATTGTCAACGGCATATCATTGCCCCGATATATACAAGTGAACTCTGTTGGTACGCCCGCTAGTGTCTGGAATGGCATCACGAATGGACTGCCTGTGGGCATCTATCCCACGCACGTTATTGTCCATCAGAACATTGTGTTTTTAGCCTACCCCAATGGGCACGTATTCTACTCAACACTGGGCGATCCATTGCTCTTTAGTGGTG